TGCGAAGAAAGGCGTGGCCCAGATGGGTAACGAGGACATCATGAGAGTGTATGCACAAGCAGGATCCGATCCAGTGGTAGCCCCCAAGTATAACTTGGGCGAGTTCCTGGATTGGGTCATTGAGCTGAAGACGAACCCCATTGACCCCGGAGAGGCATCTTATAATCGATATGTCATTTACGCTTCGTATGAGAAAGCGGAGATGAATGGCGATCCTTATAAGATGAATCTTGTTGACTACAAGCCCCATTTGATGGACGAGGACGTGTTTAGACTATTACTCATTGCATTCTTGCGAGAGAAGGATGGGTTTAAGTCTAAGGTGAAGGCGACTTTGAAGATGTGTAAGACTGTGTGTGATGACACATTTGAGAAGTTGCCCGAGATCGTGAGGAACGTGTATGTGACCGTCAAAAGTTACGTGCAGGGATTCCTGAATGGAGTGTTTTCCTTTGCGAAGGAGAACAAGTTGCTGGCAGGGCTCATTGTAGCATTGCCAGCACTGATTGCGATGATGAGATCGAAGAAGAGTGAGAACGTTGCTGAGAGTGACCCACGTGTTTTGCAACCGCGTTCTAGACCTGGTGTAAAAGCCATTTCTAGAGCGCGTGTTGTGAAAGGCGGAGCGGAGCTTGGACAGAGCGTTAACCAATTGGACGTGATCAATTTGGTTAGGAGACAGCAGTATCTCATTACTGCAGAGTACGATGAAGTTGGAACAACGAGTGCGCGAGAGATCGACATGGGTTGCATTACCCAGATTGTCGGTAACGTGTTTATGATGCCCGCGCACTTTCAGTTGCACATGAAGGACGACCCCCCCAACCGAATTGTGTTTCGGCATACCGACAATGACAAAGTGATGATCACAAGAGATTATCGCAATCTCTTCACCAACGTAGTTCAGCTTGAACATGCCATTTCCGAGGACGAAGTAGGAGGAATGGATGTAGTGTTCTGTGTGATATCTGAGTTCATGAGAGGAAAGGATATCACAGGACACTTTGCGACGGAAGCTGAACTGGCGAAGATGGCAGATCGTAGCGTTATGGCGACGCTCTCTGGCATTGATCGAGGAACGCACGGAGTTTCGTTCTCCAGAGTTTCTGGAGAGTGCAAACTGCTGTTGAACAGTCACATCGACTACGTGATGGATGTGAAGACGAAGCGAGATGTGGTATCGACATCGATATGTCAATACCAAATACCGACGAAGTTTGGAGATTGCGGAAAGATAGCATCGCTTAATACCGATGCTATTAGAGGAAGGATCGTTGGCATTCATGTCAGCGGAACAGTCAGTGGATGGAATTACGCTCAGGTTGTAAGTTGGGAAACCATACAAACAGCCTTGGAGCATATGCCCAAGCTAGCGCAGATTGGTTTGGCATTGGATTCTGTCATGGAAGGAGAAGGAGAACCCATTGATGCAGGTTTCATACATCTTGGAACCATCAAAGCACCAGTCACTCAGAGCACGAAGACAGTGATTGGCCCCAGCAAGCTACATGGTAAGATATCGCCAGCGACTACGAAACCTGCGATGTTACGACCCACCATGATAGATGGAAAGATGCACGACCCCCTGATTGAAGGAGCGAAGAAGGCCGGGATTCCCTGCGGGCTAGTACCCGAAGATGTTCTCGACCAAGCGACCAGAGATGTTTTCCTAAACATCTCCCAAAAGCAACCTGGACATGTTGCCAATCGAGTCCTGCTTTATGAGGAGGCTATAATGGGTGTCCCAGGTGATGAGTTCTTTCAACCAATTAATAGAACTACGTCACCGGGATACCCTTATATGACTGAGACCCATAAGCACGGACATCGAGGAAAGACCAAGTGGATGGGCCGCGATGATTACGATTTCGAATCGGATGAAGCGAAGGCCCTACGACAGGACACGATGGAGTTGATTGAGAAGTGTCGAAACAATGAGCCTTTCGAGGTAATTTGGGTTGACACTCTCAAGGATGAACGACGAACGGAGGAGAAGGTGAAGGCAGGCAAGACTCGGGTCATTTCTAATGGCCCCATGCATTTTAATATCGCATTTAGGAT